ATTGCTTTTCCCAATAGGCTGCGTCGTCTATGTACATGGTGCTGGCCTCCTCCACCTTTTTGCGGCTCCACTTCGTATCATTCGGGCGGGGCGTTTTTGGTTTTTCAAGGCCCCGGCTCTGCCGCCAGCTCCGGGCGCACCGTTTGTTCTTGCTGATATATTTCACGAGGCTTTCCACGCTTCCGTGATCCACGTCCAGATATTCGCAGCGCGTCAGTCCGATGCGCTGCCCGCGCTCACTCCATAGCTCCTCCAGAATATCCCGTGTCAAGCCCTCGGTATGTTCGATGATTGCGTGGTGATGGTGGCGGCCCACGGTGCTGCCGTCCTCCTGCACTGTGCTGTACTCCGTCGCCATGACCCATTTCGGGCGGGCGGTTCCGTGCTTATCGCACCAGCGGTAAACGCGCTTCATGTAGTTGGTGAAATCCTTGTCGGCCCGCTCCTTGTCTCCCGGCGCAGGCAGGTGATCGTCGTCGTATGTCCCCGTCCACGAAAAATCCCCCTTGTGGAAATTCGTGTTGACAAGCTGGACGTGATAGCGTTTCGCCCGGCTCTCGTTATATCGCTGCTGGGCAAGGCTGCTGGCTTCCCGTCGCTTGGCCCGTGCGGATGCTCTGTGCTTCTGCGGGCTGACGGCATAGAGATCAACCTCCATGTACGGGGCGGTGTCGTAGTCTTTCCCGCAGATATGTTTCTGTTCCCGCCAGTAGATTGTTGACACAGCTCCACCCCCTGAATTGACCTTGCCGCTGCTCGTGACCTCTTGGGGGAAAGGGAAAGCCAAAGAGCGCCCGCCTCCGGGCGGGCTTAAAGAGAAAGCCACCTTTCCCTTTCCCCCAAACCCCCTATCTCTTTCCGGCTTTCTCCCTTTCCGAGAGAGAACGAAAGAGATTTTCTTCATGGACGTGCGGGCACGGTTCCCGCTCCCTTGTCCCTTAAATTAAGAGTGATATACCAGCCCATACGCCGCGCTTGGCGGCGTTTTCTTTTCCGATGGCTGCGCCGGGCAGGGGCGTTTTGCCCCTGAACCCGGCTTATTTCCTTTGCTATTGCGGCCCGTTACCGTACCCTTTTTCTTCAAAAAGACAGTCGTTGCAGACACAAAGCCGCTCGCCGTCTCGCCCTCTGCTCTCCCATCCGGCATCCCACATGGCCCGCAGCGCGTCCCGGAAGCTCATTTCTCCCGGCAGGCGCTTTCCGCAGTAGTCGCAGACCGGCGTATAGTTGTTGTAAAACCGCTCGATCATGGCCGTATTTCCTCGACGTAGCACCAGCTTTGCGGCGGGCGGCGCAGATAAAGCGCCGCGTTCCCGCAGATTTCTGTATGCGCGTTGTACATGGCGCAGCTCTCGCAGTACAGCCCGTTCACGCACACGCGCCGGAACTCGGATAGCTCGCGCGGCTTGTCGTAGATGGTCAACTCGGAGATATGCAGGCCGTGGCCCTCTTTCCCGTTGCCGAGGTAGTCCATGATCTCCACGTCCGAAAGGCAGGTGCCCGGCACTTCGTAATGCGTGACCAGCGCCGCCGGATCGCTGCACTCAAACAGCAGTGGCAGGTCTGTGTCACATATGAACTCCGCCCATACCTTGCCGTTGCACAGTCTCGCCCAATCCATATCCGGCACTTCGTATTTCCTCGAATGATCCCCGGCTGTGATGATGTACGGCGTTTCCGGCAGGTTTTGGAGGTTGATAAGCGCAGGCTTTTGGCGCTTTGTGCAGTACAAATAGCCCTTATATGGCGTCGGCAGCTTCGGCGCGGTTTTTCGCACCTCGATGGTCTTTTCTCTCGTTGCGATCTTTCGGCACCACCCCGGGCGCACGGCGAAAAGCGCAGCTTGCATAGCTCAATCATCCTCCAGTAGCCCGCTCCGGCGGGCGTCGTCAAAGTACAGGACGTTATCGCCGGGCGCGTCCTCGGCGATCTCATGGCACAGCTTTTCCAGTCGTTCCAGCACCTCCGCCGCCGTGCTGATCGCGGCGCGGTGTCCGTGCGTGTAGATTTCCCGGCGCATCATGTCCTCCGCCGCCCGCAGGGAACGGGACAGCGGCGCCAGTGTCTTGTCCGTCACGGCCCGCATGATCCGCAGGGCTTCCATACCCATGCGGCACGCTTCGTTGACCTCCTCCAGCCCGTCGTAAGGCTCCCGGTGTTCTGGATCAAGAATTTCGATAGCTCGCTCAATCTTCATCGTTCATGCCCTCTGTTCGTCCATCATTTCCAATGCTGTTCCTATCTCTGCGAGAAGCCCCTCCTCCGAGTATTCTCCGTAGTCGATATAGCAACATATGGCCTCTTTTAGATTGCTCGAATTTTCTGCATCGGTTCCGAACTTCTCTAAATCGTCCAGCCCGCAGGCTTCAAGAAATTCAAACAGCTTGTTCGTATTTCTGTTTGCTATATCTTGTTGCCGTTTTGCTCGCGCAAGGTATATTCCTGCCTGCTTTATGCGGGCATTGTTTATCGGTTTCATGTCTTTTCTCCTTGCGCATCCTCCAAGCTCGTTTGCTCGCCGCTTTCCGCCGCCTGCACAGCCGCCAGCGCCGCCTTGCGGCTTTCTTCTCGGAAATACTGCTCTGTGCATCTGGCCTGAAAATCGGAGAGATCGCCCAAAAATTCCTTGCTGACAATGCGCATGGGCATGATCCCGGCCACGGTTTCAAAGCCGTTTCGGATCACCACATATCTGCCGCCGCTGTCGTTGACACGCACCACCGTCCGCACATAGTCGCTTTCCTTGAACACATCGGCCAGTGGGGAGAGCTGCGCTTCATCATAGAAAACCAGCTCGCCGTCGTCGCACAGCAGCGCCGTGGCAAAGGTGCCCTTATAAACCGCCGCGACGGAAATCTTTTTGGCTTCGATGTCCGGCGTGCCGTCGTCGCTCAAATTCATGCCGAACATCTGCCTGTCGCTGTCAAAATCCAGCTCCCGCACGACGATCTTTTCCTGCGTCTTGGTGTCGAAGTCCAGAATGGTGAGGATCGTCGCCTCGTCCACCGTTTCCGGCAGGCCGTCCGCCCGGTAAAAGCCCGTGCGTGCGCCCAGCCATATGCCGCTTCCCGTGACGTGGCACAGGTACACGATCCCGCCCTGCTTGACCAGCTTCGCAAATCTTGACAGCTTCATGCCCCGGCCTCCTTTCCGTCTCGCTCCCGCTCGACGGTCAGTGTGTCAGGGTTCAGTGTGCTGTGCTTCCTGAAATAAGCGGAGCGGCCCCCGATGCTCGCGCTGGAGCTGGAACGGGCGCTGATCAAGCTCGCGCAGAAAACGCCGTCGTCGGCCCCGCTGTACCAGCCGCCGCCGCGACAGAGGACATACTCGCCCTCGGTGCTGTCCATGAAGCAATAGGCGTCCGGCTCCCCGGCAAAGAAAGCAAGCTCTTTGAGCTGTTCGCTCTCGCTTTCCACGGTCACGTCCGCCCAGCGGCAGCCGTTATAGTCCCGCTCGATCTCCTGATCCGGCGTGATGGTGATTTTCCCGCCGTCCACGGAGACGAACAGGGGCCGCCCGGTGTCGTCCACGATGGGCCGCCAGCCGTCGCCGTTCTCGGACAGGTCGGTTTCCGGCAGCGCGGCGTCGTTGTTCTCCGCCGCCTGCAAAGCGCCGTCCTTGATCCGTGCGCCCCGGCAATGCTCATACAGATTGCTGCACAGATCATGCACGCCGGTTGGCTTGTGGTTGTGCGTCCACGTCGCCGGGCCGCTCCCGGTCAGCGTCTTGGGGCCTCCTCCGATCAGCACGCCCGTTTCCGCGTCGTCTCCGTGCCACTTCCCGCAATTCGTGTTCCCGTGCGGCATCGTGCCCAGCATGGCGCAGGTGTCCGCCAGTAGGCCCCATTCCGGCGCGGTGATGCAATGCCAGCCCTCGCCTTTGGAGAAACAGGCTTCCGCAAAATCGTCCTGCGTGATGTTGTAAACCGGCTCCGCCATGGGCAGGCTGTAAGGCTTGCCGTTTATCATGGTGTTCTGATAGACGGATATAAAAATCTCGTCATAGACCTCGCCGCCGATGATAAAGGCCGGATGTACCTTGTCGCTCCCGCCGAACAGCTCCTTGTCGGTGATCCTGCGGAAGCGGTGCATGATGGACGGAATACCGGCGTTGTCGTAGATCGCCACAACGTCGTGTTCCATTCCGCCGGGCACCCGCTCCGGCTCCGTCAGCGGCACGGGCACCTCCGCCGGTGCATCCGCCGCCACGCTCCTGATGCTGTCCCGCTCGGCGTAGGCCAGAAAAGCCGCCGCCTGATCCGCCGCGAACTTCTCCGATCCCTCCGCTGCCATGCCGAGGCCGAAATAGGTATAGCGTACCTTTGCCATGTCCTTAACCCCTTTCTTCGATGGTCACATAGGCGGTTTCCCGCCGGTTCAGCTCCATATCCACGGGCGCATGACAGGAAATGCAGGTATGCGTCACGCGCTTGTCCGTCAGGTTGGTTTTATAGCGGAACTCCTTGCCGCACTTGCAGCGCATGAACATGGGCCGCAGCTTTTCAAGCGGCGTCTGCGCCCCGCACTCGTCGCACTTAAAGCCGTAGGTTTCCCGCTTCGCGCAGAACGCCTTGACCGCTCCGCACTCCTCGCACTTGACCATGAGAAAGCCCTTGTAAGGCCCCTCGTCGTCGCGGAAGTCCCTGCGCTGCGGTTTCTGCTCCGCGCCGAACATCCGCGCCGTTCTCCCGCCGTGCGGCGTCTGCTGCCGGGCGGCGTGTTCCCGTGCGCGGGCGGGGAAGTCCGGCGGCATCAGCTCCCGGCGCTCCGGCTCTGGCTCGTCCGCTCCGTTTAGCTTCACCACGCAGGTTGTTTTTGTGTCCTCCAGATAAACGTCCTCGCCCTGTGCATACGCCCGGAACGCGCCGCGCATACACATATCTCGCACTTTCACGATTGTCGGTTCTCTGTTGTCCATGCCCTTGCCTCCTGCATTTTTATAGATGGAACAAGCTCACTTGGCTTGTGTGTTCCCTGAACCGTTCTTCTTCTGTCTTGAAATAGTCCGGGTCGATCTCAAAGCCCACGAAATCCAGCGCGGCCTCATATGCCGCAATCCGGCTGCTCCCGCTCCCCAAATGGGTGTCGAGGATTTTATCGCCCGCCTTGGCGTAGGTCTGAAAAATCCATGTGTAGAGCGCCACCGGCTTTTGCGTTGGGTGATAGCACTCGCCTTTTCTGGCGGAACTGCAAGCCACGATCTTTGCGTTGTCGTTGAAGCTGCACCATGCGTATTCCGCCATAGCCATTGAGAAGTTTTCCGGGATGTTCGTTTTATTCCAGACGATAAAGCAGCGGTTTGGCGGCAGGTCAAAGTAATTCCCGCCCCATATGATTTGCTGCTTGCTCACTCGGAAAAGCTCTTTGAAATACTCCGGGCCGGGCGCATGATCCCAGCCAATGATTTTTTTGGCGTACTGCCTCGCCCATCCGCCGCCGGTTCTGTAAATGCCGCTTTCAGAGTACCCCCCCGCAGCATTTCCGGGCTTGTACTGATCGAACCGCCCGCCGAACCGTGACTTATCGCTGCGCTTGAAGTCTCCGCCCGCTCCGCCATACGGCGGATCGACCACGGCCAGATCGAAAAATCCGTCCGGGAATTGCGCCATACCCTCCATGCAATCCATGTTGTAGCAGCGGTTTAATTCCAGCACCCGCTACACCCCCATGATCCGCGACGCGATCATGTCCGCCGTATGCGTGTAAAGCACATTCGGGTATTTCTCGCAGGCCCGCCCGTAATGGTTCCACAGCTCTTTTTCATCGAACGCGCCCATGTGCCAGCGGATGCAGAGCATTTCCTCCTCCGTCAGCGTGATAAACTGCGACAGCAGGATCACGGACTTTTCCCCGTGCCCCGGCATCAGCGGCGCTTTGTTGTACTCCCACTTGCCGCCGACGCCGCGCCGGTAATCGTCCGTCTTGCAAAGATCGTGGAACATCCCGACGATGTACGGGCTGCGCTCCCGCTCCCAATGGAGATCAAGCCGCTGTGTCAGATCGGCCAGCACCGTCATGACCGCGTATGAGTGTTCAAACAGGCCGCCGTCATGCGCTCCGTGGTATTTGATGCTGGCGGGCGCGTCAAAGAAGCCGCTTTCCCGCAGGAATACCAGCAACGTGCCGGGCGCGTGCCTGCCCATCACGGCCATGAACTTTTCCTCCCGCGCGGCGCAGTCCGCCTCCCGCTCCTGCAAGGCTTTGTCCGTCTTTGTCTGTGCTTCGATATAGTCCAGATAATCAATTCTGTCTTTCATGTTGCCCACGGAAAATCCCTCCGCATATTCTCCGCTCCCACAATGGGGATCAGACTGTCTTTCATCAGCACTGGAACGCCGTGCGCGTCGCAAAACGTCACAATGCTGTCGATCCAATTCTTGCGTGGCCTCACCTTGTCCCGCCGGTTTCCCGTTTCCGCCCCAAGGATCACCCAGCCCGGCACGCCCTTTGCTTCGCTCATATCGACCGGGCCAAGCAATGGCTCCATGCTCCAAAAGGTATTGATGCGGCCCTCAAGGTTTCCGGGGTAGGGAATAGCCGCCGCGTTGCTCGTCACGCTGGTGCCATACCAGAAGTTTTCCATGTGCGGCAGCAGGGCCATATAGTCCAGCTCCATGTATCTGTCCGTGTTCTTTGTCAGGAATAAATAGCGGTGCTGCGGCGCGGCCCTGCAAGCGTCGAACACGTCCATGATCCACTTTGTCGGCACCCAGCGCCCGAACAGGTCAGCCATGGAGCAGACAAAGATTGTGCGCGGCTTCGTCCAGCGGGCCGGAATGTCCAGCCGGTAGCGGTGGAATGTCGGCGCAAATCCGAACGGGTACGGCTCTTTTCTGCCCTCGACAAGCTCCCGCGTGTCGCTGTCTCTCCACGCGATCCGTAACGGTTCTTTCAGGTCGTGGATGCCGCCGACGCCAAAGCCGCCCCTGAACCGCTCCGCGATCCGCTGGGCGTAGCAGTATTCGCACCCATGCAGGCAGCCGGTGACGGGGTTCCACGTCGCCTCCGCCCATTCAATTTTCGTTTTGTCTCCCATTCTTTGCCCATCCTTTCCGCCGCGTGGCGAGGTATTTCAGGATATAAAAGAGCTGTTCAAGGTAGCCCACGCGCCTATATCCCATTGCCACACGCCCCCATGATCTCCGGGTGTTCTTCAAGCCACGCTTTCACTTTGAGAACGTAAACCTCATACATTGCCGCGTCGTTTGGCTCTATTTCCGGGTTATAACGCAGAGAGTTTGCGGCAGATACCAACGCCCGAAGTGCTGTGATAAACTCTCTGTTCATATCTCCGCCCGCTCTTTCTGCTGCTGCTTTTCCAGCGCCCGCAGCGTCAGCAGTTTGCGGTAGCACGGCCCGCAGACGTAAGCGCCCTCCCGTTTCAGGAGCGTGACGCGGCTACTGTGGCAGATCGCACAGGCGCACCGCTCCACGATCCGCCGGGGCTTCTCACGCTTCTGTTTTGGTGGCTTTATCTCCGGCAGCGCCTTTTTCGCCGCGTCCGCCAACTCCTGCGCGGCATCCGCCGCCTGCTCCGCCGACACTCCGGCGGCGGCAAACGCCTCGGAAACCTCCTGCATAGCATCACTTTTCAGCATTGACCATCCTCCTGCTGTTCCAAGCACTGACGATCCTCTCCCTGATACGTTCTTTCTCTCCCGCTCCAAGGCGGAAAACAATGTCGCATTGCGGGCAGCGGATTTCCCACGCCGCCGAATAATAGTTCTGTGTGATCGTCGGCCACTCATTCCCGCAGAACGGGCACGGCTTCAATTCAGACATTTCCATTCCTCCCCGAAAACCATTTTTCTGATTGCTCGATTAGAAAGGCCATCAGGCCTCCCGCAGAAGTGCGGCCCCGATGCAGTTTGAAATAGTGCAGCATCGTATCGAACAGTTCTTCCCGGTACTCGCCGCCCCATCCCTCTGTGCCCGCTCGTTTTTCAAGAGCTTCAAGCCTACCCACAAGGTCAATGATTTTCATTTTGTTCTCCTATACCGCCATAGCCTCGTGCAGCTCGTCCATGCTCCCGTATTTCTTCTTCGCGCACTCCGGCAGGTTCGCCCGCACCATTGCCTCCGACACCGCCGGGCATACCGCGTTCCCGCAGCGGGCCACCTGATCCGCTCGGCTGATTGGCCTCCCGGTCACGTCTCGGTCTATGATGTAGTCATGGGGAAATCCCATTGCGTCGTACAGCTCGCGCGGCGTGAGCATCCGCAGTCCGATGTCTGCAATGAAATACCAGCTATCCGCAATTCCGAACAGCAGTATTTCATCATCCGCCAGCGTATAGCCGCAGTATTGATTGAGCATTTCGCGCACGCGGGGCCAGTATTTAAGCCCCTGCTGCTCCGCATACCTTTGTATTGTTGTCTCTATCAAGGCAAATTCTCCGGCGCTCGCCGTGATAGTTTGCAATGGCTCCCGGATGCTCTGCCCCTTGTCCGTGCCTTTGAATTTTGCTATATGTACCGCTGTCAGGGAATTGTGATCCACCGCCGTAATCGTCGGCACCGGCTTCCGCAGGTCTGAACCGTCCACGCCGGAAAAATACTTCTGCATAAATGCCACGGTCAGCCCGTACCTGTTCGCGGCGTCAATCGTCCGCAGCGGCTCGTTGACGATTTGACCCCGCGCCTCCCGCTCATGTTGTTCGGAGTGGTATTGAATGAGCGTCGGTGCCACAAGAAAGTTTCTGTTTCCCGTTGTTATGGTCGGCATTGGCTCGTCCAGTCCATGCGGCACGTTGTTGGCGTTGTTGCACATGATGAAAGGGCTTGCCGTCTTGATAACGAACTTATCCAGCCCCCGCGCGATCCGCCGCATCGTGTTTGGCTTCAATGGCCGCACTGTGTTCACGCCGAACTTTTCCTTAATTTCTGCTTTTGTCTCAAAGATGGAATAGCAGGGCAGCCCCCAGTTGATAATCTCCGCCGCCATTCTCCACGGCCTGCATTTTCCCGTCCGCACTTCTTCGCTTCCAGCCGGGGCGTGCGTCCGTTCCGGCCAGACAATCGGCTTTCCGTCCCGTCTGGCAATCAGGCAAAAGCGTGTTCTGATGGTCGGCGCTCCATAATCCGCCGCGCATAGCTCGCGGCTCTCAATCTTATAGCCGAGGTCGGAAAGCTGCTTGTGCCACTTTTTATAGGTCTGTCCTGCTTTGCTTTTGACGGGCTTTCCCTTACGCACCGGCCCCCACGTCACGAACTCCGGCACGTTTTCCAGCATGATAACGTCAGGATGTACCAGCCCCGCCCAGCGGAGGACTACCCACGCAAGGCCGCGTATGTGCTTATCGACAAGGGCCGCTCCCTTTGCTCTGCTGAAATGCTTGCAGTCAGGTGAGAACCACGCGAGGCGGACTTTCTGGCCGTGCGTCGCCTTGATCGGGTCAACCTGCCATATATCCTCCCTGTAATGCTCTGTGTACGGGTGATTGCGTTTGTGCATCATAATGGCGCTTTCGTCGTGATTGATGGCAATATCTACAGGGTGCCCGGTAGCCATTTCAATGCCGGTGCTTGCACCTCCGCCGCCCGCAAAGCTGTCCACGAAAAGCACATCAAAAAAGCTCGTCTGTCTGCCCATTCCCATTTTCACCTAATCCCTTTGCAAAACTCTTTCGGCCTTACCACCGGCAAGGACTGATCGCACGCCCAGCACTCCGCTGTGCTGATGATCTCCATAAGGTCACATCCCCAATACTCCGCCGCGTTCTCAATGGCGGCGAGGTTTGAACAGTGCGGCACAATGACGCTGCCATACTTCGGATGCTCTACGCGGGATTTCCCCGGTGCTGTCCAGCGCCTTTCCCGCGCCATTTCTTTTGCCCGCTCATTATTGCGCAAATCCATATCCATACTGTTCACCTGCCAAAATAGGTGCCGTCCAAATAGATCACGTCGGTGCCCTGCGAAAACTCCGCCTGCCAGATATAACCCGCTCCGTAAATCTCGCTATGCTCGCCGGACAGCAGCGCCCGCGCCGTTTCGTAGGCCCGCGCAACCGCCGCCGCTTCGCCCGGATTACTCGCCCGCTCCGGCCATACAATGCCCGTCCAATAGAAACGGCCATACTGTCCCTTTTGCGTCAGCACTTCCTCCAGCGTGTCCGGGAAACGTGGATCGTCCACGCGGTTCAGCATCACGTCACCCACCATGTACCGGCACTGATCGCTGCAAGCGTCGCCGCCAGCTTCGCAATAGATGGCGCAGGCCAGCATTTCAACCTCGGCCTCGTCCGGCTCCGGCGCGGGCGGCTCCGTCTCCGCAGGTGCTTCCGGCTCCGCCGTAGGCGCAGGCGGTTCCGCTTCGTCAACTGTTTCGACAACTGTTTCATCAACTGCCGGTTCAGTTTCGACAACTGCCGTATGTGCCTCCGCCGGGCGCTCCGTTGGCAGGATCACCGTCTCGTCCGTGGCCGCCACTGTTCCGGGCGCTTTCCCGCTCGCCAGCAGACACACCACGACGGCGGCAAGCCCCAGCGCCGCAAGCAGGCGCACGGCCTTTTGTTTTACGTTTCTCTTTTTCTGTCTCATTCTGAATAACCTCTTTTCGCTACCGGGCGGAAGTCTCTGACGATCCGCAACTCATAGACCGTCTCCCGCTCCCGCTCTTTTTCTCTCTTGATGGCTCTCTCCATCCCGCCGATCATGGCCTCCAGCTCAGTCATAAATGGGATCATGGCCTTGCCCGCCGCGAACACGCCGCCGATGGCCGCCGCCGCGACAAAGACGTTGATTTCTCCCTCGGCCAGCATCCCGGCGAGATAGATATAGAAGAAAAACAGGAGAATGAACGCCGTCGCCCCCGCTGAATAGATTGCTTTCAAAAGGAACAGCCGCTTTTTCATTCTCCAATCCCTCCCTGACTTCTCACGGCCTGCGCCAGCCGCCGCCGGTTGTAAACTCTGCTCTGCGCCAGCTCCGCGCTGTACCCGATCCGTCCGTTGCTGTCGATCTTGCCGGTGTCACCCCGGCGCAGCTCGTTGTAAATGGTGGCGTGGTGTACGCCAATCTTGGCCGCGATCTCGACCGGCATCATGCCCGCGCCGTACATTTCCTCGATCTGCTGCCGCTCCGCAAGCATGATGTGTTTATACTCTTTCATGGCGTTTGTCCTCCTTTTCCCAAAATGGATAAAAAAATAATGCGTCGGAAGCGTTTAGCTTCCGACGCATCGGGTTCACACTATACCATGCGTCAGAGGTCTATTCGACTTCTTTCGCATTTATTCTAAAATCTCGGCAAGGAAAAATCAAGTATTAAATGCGCACAAATTTTCAAAAGATTTTTGTGCATTTTGAACACGACGACGAGGCCGCCGCAAATCCCGCTTTGCGCCCGCCTGCAATACATCTATTCTTTTTCTCATGGCGATAGGCCCCCTCGCTTTCCGCCGCCGCTCCGGGCGGCAATGCTCATTCCCGCTTATTCCTGCCTATTCCCGCTCGATCCTGTTTATCATGCCGCGATCCCCAGCGCCCGCAGCTCCGCTTGATACGCCATTTCCGAGGACGCATAACCCAGCACCCGGCGCGGGTAGCCGTTCATCCAGTCGGCCACCGCCGCCACGTCCGCCGCGCTGACGTTCTCAAACACGGTGCCCTTTGGCAGCTTCCGCCGGATCATGCCGTTGTTATTCTCGTTGGTGCCCCGCTCCCACGAGGAATAAGGGTGCGCATAATAGACCTTGGTGCGGGGCAGCGTCTTGTTGATGCAGGACTTTTCCAAATCCTCCGCCGCCGCAAACTCCGATCCATTGTCCACGGTGATGCTCTTGAAGATGGCGCGGAAGTTGACCGCTCCATACTTCCGTTCCAGCGCATTGACGGCCCGCGTGATCGTCTCCGCCTTACGGTTCGGCAACAGCACAATGATTTCTTTCCGCGTTTTCCGCTCCGTGATGGTCAGCAGGACGGCCCGGCCTTTGTTCTTTGCGCTGTAAACGGTGTCCATTTCCCAGTGCCCAAATACCTTGCGATCCTTGACCTCCTCCGGGCGGTTGTCGATGCTCTCCCCGGCGGGAGCGCGGGCCGGTTCTTTCTTCTCGACGTGCTGGTATGCGTTCTTCTGCGTCCCGTGGCGCGGACAATCCGCCATAGTCAGCCGGAGGAATACGCCCTTATGAATGTAGCTGTAAATTGTGGGCGCGGACAGGGTGACGGAAAACTGTTTGCCGTCGATCTCCGCATACCCCAGCGCCGCCGCCGGGCTGCACTCGCGGTCTATTATGGTATCTTCAATCCACTTGGCAAGCTCATGGTCTGCGCCGATTTTCAGCTCCGGCCCCTTGTTCCGCAGGTTTTCTTGATAGCGGGCCTCCGCAATGTCCGGGCTGTATGCCGTCTCCATTTCCCATGTCTGCCCGTTCAAGCGTTCATATTCTCCGCGCTTCAATTCCCGGTAGATCGTGGAGATATGCACGCGCAGCTTCCCGGCAATATCTTTGGGCTTCATCCCCTGATTGCGCCAGCGTTCTATGCGCAGGCGATCCGTTTTTGTCAGGTGCTTAAATGGCATCCGTGACAAGTGTATTCCTCCTTTCATGCCTTAACCCCAGCGCGGCGGTGTCGGTTTCCCGTTCCGCCGCGCCGCTCGAATGTGAGAATAATATACAGAATTATTCCCGCTCCGTCAATTTGGCAGAAACGACAAAAGCGCCCCGGCTCCGCTCTCTCACGGTGCCGGGGCGCTTGCCCTTGTGCTTTATGATATGTCCGCCGGTTATCCCGCCGGGCCGCTCGGTTCGTCCTCAGAAAAATTATTTGCCTTGGCGCTCTCAAAGGTGATCCCGCCCTCGCGGTGGTCGCTTTTCGCCATTTCCATGTAAAAACTGCACACAGTCCCGTGCGCCGCCCACGGCAGGCCCACCATGACGGACAGCCACGGCAGATCATCCGCGTGTCCCATGAAGATGCACAGGAATGACAGCGCCAGCACGCCGACGGTCACGATCCACAGCAGCACGCGGATGTCGGAGATCAGGCGCTTGGAAAAATCCAGCTTCTTTTTCATATCTTCGCCAGATAGCCGGAATGAACAAAGCCCACGGCCTTGCCCACCTGAATGTACAGCCACTTCACGCCGTTGCGGGCGGAGTAGTAGCCATAATTCCGCACTACCGTTCCTTTCTTGATGGTCTGGATGATGGCATAGCTGGTGCCGGGGCCGTATCTCATGTTCAGGCCGTCGCTGGCCGTGACCTTATAGGCCCCGGAAAGGCTGGTGTCGCGCTTCTCGGCGGGTGCCATCTTCGGCGCGGCGCTGGAGGGGGCGGGCTTCTCCGGCTCCGCCGGGGCGGTGGTGCCGTCCAGACGGGCGTTGACCTCCGCCGCGATCTGGCCCATCTTCTCGTACAGCATATTTCCGGGGCAGGACTTTGCCGCGAACCAGCGGTGCGCGGTCATGTTCTGCTTGTCCACCTGCCCGATCAGGGACTTGTCCGCTTTCCACAGCAGTTTCTTGATCCCGTTCCGCTGGCAGATGTCCACCAGCAGATTGATAAGGGACTGATAGGCCGCGTCGGAAATGGGCCACGGCTCGCCCGATGCGGTGTTGGCAACCTCGATGGTGACGGCCCGCTGGTCATTCGCCCGGCTTGACGTACACCAAGAGCGATTTGCCTCGTCCACATACAGGGCAATCCGCCCGTCGCTGCCGATGCCGTAGTTGCTGCTGGCCTCGCGGCTCCGCTGGGCGAACATATAGCCGCAGCTCTCCACGGACAGGTTGCCCGCCATGCAATGCACGGTGATGGTGTCGATGGCGTGCGTGCGCTTCCCGCTGTGATTGGGGGAAAGAATGGTGACGGTCGCCAGTTTGCTGTTGCTCATGGTCAGTCGTCCCCCTTTCCATCCCCCTCGCAGAACCCTGCGAGCGTGTCCCTGTCCACCACGTCGCCCTCCTCGTCGTAAATGAGGCCGGTTTCCTCGTCGGTTTTCAGCACGCCGACATATGGCAGATCGTCGTCAACGTCGCCGTCGTAATATCGCATATTCAGCACGGGCGTTTCCTCCGGCATTTCCGCGTCGGGCACGGTGCCGCTCTCCACCACAAGCAGGCCGTTCTTCAAATCATACACGGCGGCTTCGATCATGGCGTCCAGTTTTGCCTCGTCCAGCGTCATGCCGTGTTCCATTAGGAACGCCAGAACATACGCTTTCTTTTCCGCGCCTCGCCCGACGCCGTTATAAATCTGCTCGGCGGCATTGACGGCGATCTTCACCCATGCGTTGATCTCCGCCTGCTGCTGTGCGGTGGTCTTGCTGCGGATGTACGGAATGACAAGCACCGTGATGATGGCGGCAATCAGGCCAAACAGCGCCTCGACAATGGGAGTGATGTTATTCATAGCTTTCCTCCTCACAGAAAGTCGTGCTTTTCCAGCCGTTCGTCATACACCTTTCCGATGTGCGCAATGGCGTGGATCGCACGGTTGTTTTTGTATTCCGGGTGCGTTTTGCAGTAGTCCTCGTAGAAGTCGATTTCCCCCAGCACCTCGATAAAATCCTCCTCCGTGTGTGGGATATTTCTCAACAATTCGTTATTGAATTGCAAAATCCGCTGCCGGTGGCTGTCCGCGTTCCGCTCGTCGTCCATTCGGATATGCTCGTCAAGGGTCTTTTGCGTCTCCTTGGCCTCGCTCTCCACGTCGTCCAGCTTTTTCAGCACGTCGGCGTTAATGGCTTTCCCCAGCAGCCGGGCAATGGCCGACCACGGATTTACCTTGATGGGGGCGATCTGTATGATGGTCAGCAGGACAAGCAGCACGCCGCCCCCATTCAACACAATATCCTTAATGCTCATTTTGTCCTCCCGACAAAGTATCTGCTGTTCAGATGTCCGTGCCGACGATCCGCTTAAAGGCTTCATCCGCCGCCGCGATCTCGTCCCGCCCGGTTTCTGTATCGCCCAGCTCCGCAAGCCGCGTGGCAAGGGCCTTAATCGCCTTTGCTTGCAGCTCCGTCACGATTTCCAGATTTTCGATGATCTGCAAATGGCTCATGCTCCGCCTCCTCTCGCAGTTTTCTTTCCGCTGCTTTTTTTAGCTCCGCCCGGTAAATCTCGTTCAGCCGTCCGCGCAGGCTCGCACTCTCCACATGATCCAGCATCCCCCTGACGCTGGCGATCCGCCGGTCAAATTCTTCCCGGCTGTAAATTCCAGCGGCATACCGTTCACTGAATTTGCGCACCTCGTTCTTGATCCGCCGCACGGTGCTTTTCCGCAGCTTCATGTGCGTGGGCCAAATCCGCAGGCCGACGAACTCCACGCCCTGACGCATAGGCCGGATGCTGGTCTTGTCGTTCAGGTCAAGCGCCAGCTCGTCCCACAGAAACGCCTCGATCTTCGCTTTCCACGCTTTCAGCGTTTCCTTGTCCGGGCCGATGATAATCACGTCGTCCATATAGCGGATGTAATAATGGATTTTGAGCTTGTGCTTGCAAAACTGATCCAGCTCGTTCAGGTAGATATTGGCGAACATCTGCGACGTGAGATTGCCGATGGGCATACCCACGTCGTAAAGCCATTCGTCCGCCGTGATGTCCTCCGGCTTCTTCCCGCGTGGTAAGCCGAAAGGCTCCACGCGGCTGTTCACCAGAGCGCGGAGAAATGCCATCATGTCCGGGTCTTTCACGCGCCGCGCCAGAATTGCCAGCAGCTTTTCATGATGGATGCGGTAGAAGTATTTGGATATATCCAGTTTCAGGACGTACCATCCCGGCCCCGGCTTCCTGTCCACCTGCCGCATCCAGTATTGCAGGCGCTTTGCCGCCTTGTGGCTCCCTTTTTCTTTCCTGCAAGCGTAGCTGTCCTCGATCATCAGCCTGTCGAATATCGGGTTGAGATAGAGATACAGGCTCCATTGCACGATCCTGTCCGGGAACGGCAGCGCCATAACGAGGCGCTTCTTCGGCACGAATACCCACAGCTTGCGATATGGCCCCAGCTCATAGTCTCCCGCGATCATGCCCGCCTGAATGATAAGCAGGTAATCCTCCAGATGCGCGGTAAAGGCCATGACCTCGGCCCGGTATCTCTTGCCCTTGCGTGCGTTCCGAAACGCCTCGATCAGCCAGCCAAAGCAACACACAACCGCCCATGCGTTGACAATCGTTGTGATCTCGCTCATGCTGTTTTTAATCTCCTGCCTGTGCCGTGTGTGGCGTTTCCGTCTCCACGGCAATTCACATTTTTTCCCGCCCTCGCGGGAACGGTTAATAGGCCCCTTTTAGTCTGCACACCGATCATGCCCCTTGAGGCATAACCCACTTGTCAGGCGCAGGACTTCCGCCGAACGGAATGTGTAGACGAAAAGCGGAGCGGCCCCCGATGTTCGCGTTGGAGTTGGAACGGGCGTTGTTCAAGTTCGCGTAGAAAACGCCGTTGTTGGCCCCGTTGTTCCAGTTGCCGCCGCGATAGAGGCACCGTGGTCGGCCTATTCCCAAAAGGAAGCGGAGAGCGGCTAACGCTGGAGGGATTTGATATATCCGCCCAGCATGTTGCCGATCTCCGCGTTGTACCTTGACCACACCTCGTATTGATGAACGGAAAGGGGCGGGGAGAATTTCGGCCCGCAATAGTCCTTGTCCGACGCCATCCTCACCAGATGCCGCAGCCATTCCAATTCAACGTCAAGCTCCTGCGTGGTGGTCTTGCGGTAGTATTTCTTTTCGATCTCCACGGCAAGGTGATACATTTTCAGCATGGATGCCCGCAGGTCGTCCGCAAGGTCA